CTAATTTGTAATTTTTTCAAATATATCTACAGTTTCATTTTTCATTTTATCAGTTACATGTGAATAGGTATCCATTGTAGTTGATAGTTGGCTATGACCCAAACGGTTTTGTATGTCTTTAATGTTAGCACCATTTTCTAATAATAGAGTAGCATGTGCATGTCTTAAAGAATGAAAATGGAAGTCATTGTTTAAAGCTACTCGAATTTGTCTTACTATAGTGTCTAAAGTGTGAGTATTCACTTGTTGACCATTTTCTTTGGTACATACCCAGTCACTATCAAAGTAAAATTCTCCATATTTTAATTTCATTTTCTTTTGATATAATTTATGTTCTTTTAATGCCTTTATTAAAGTGTCACCTGTAAATATAGTTCTGCAAGAGCTTTCTGTTTTTGGTTGCCCTAATTCAAACATTCCATTTGGCTTTTTAATCAGAGTATGTCTTACTGTGATAGTTTTATTATTAAGGTCTATATTATCCCATTTTAGTGCAATAATTTCACCTCTTCGCATACCAGTATGAAATCCAATTAGTAAAACTATACGTTGAAATGAATCTTGAGGAAATATATTTAGTATTTGATTAAATTCTTCTACTGTAATAGTTTTAACTTTATTAGTTTCTGTTTTAGATTTAGTTTTTGGTATGCTTACATATTGCATAGGGTTTTCTCGTATGTGTTTGTAAGGATGGACTGCTGATTTTAATGACCTATGTAATATGGCTTTTAATACTTGTAATGTATTTTGAGAGTAATCCTCTTTGTACTTTTTATTTATGAAGTTTTGTAGTATTGCAGGAGTTAAAGCTTTTACTTTGTAAGCTCCTAGCTTTGGCTTTATATGTTTTTCTATGTTTATTCGGTAGCTTTCTTGAGTGTTGTATTTACAGTTAAGTAAGACATATTCTTTGTACCAAAAGTCTAAGTAGTCTGATAAACTGATATTGCTTTCTTCAAATACTATGCCAGAATTTTCATATTCATTTAGTGCTTCTCTTAAGGCTTTTTCGGCTTCTTTTTTAGTATTGCCTCCAACTCTTTCTACTTTTTTTCTTTTTCCTTCTACTATGCCTAGGTCAAAGTAGTAATACCATTTGTTACTTCTTTTTCTTACTCCACCTTTCATAATAGTATCCCTCCCTTTTAGAATGTATGTTTGTTTGGTGTTTATATAAAAGAGCAGATTAACTGCTCTTTATATACTTTTGTTATGTACAATATTATCTTAATTTTGTTTATCTGGTTTTTACTTAATTATTTTCTTAATATTCTTACAATTTTTTAGCTTTTATGTGTAGTTTATTATAATAATATTGAAATATATATTTATTAAGTAAAAAATCTATAAAAGTAGAATAAATGAGTTTAAAAAATATCCTCATATATGTAGAAATTTGGCAAATTAGTTAATACTAAAAATCTATTATTTCCTAAGTCCAACATGCTTTTCTTTTTTGATAGAAATTCTAATCTTTTTAGTAAGAAGTTGATGCTAACTTGTAATTCTTCAGCTATTTCGTATACACTTGTAGCGTGTGAATTAATAACATGTATTATTTCTTCTTCTGTTATAAGAAATTCACATGCCCATTTTAATGCTTTGTTTTCAGTTTTGTCTATCAAGATTTTATTTTTGTAACTGTTTTTTGAAGATACATAGTTCCCAACACTGGTAAAATGATGTCCTAATTCTTCTGCTAAGATTTCTATTAGTTTAGCATTGTTTTGTTTTAATGAATTAAGTAATGATATAATCTTTAGTCCTTGTCTGTTTATATACAATCCTTTTATGTCATCTGCTATTTTGTCAGTGTAGTAAATTTCTATCTCTTCATTATTTGCTAAGTCTAAAAGTGCGTCTAGTTTGTTCATTGAAATCCCCCTATAAAAAGAATGTATTTTTGATTTTTGTTATATATAAAGAGCAGGTGTGAACTGCTCTAAATATTCATTTTTTATCCAAAAAAGATTGGATAATTTTAGCTGTAGACAAAATATGGATTATAGTATATGATTATAATATAATTACATATAATATATGTAAGCACTTACAAATGTGTGTTAGTATAGTTAGCACTAAATTTGTATTTGTGCTTAAAGCGATTAAAGGAGTTTTGGAGCGGTGGGTAGAGTTTTACTCACTATAACCAAGACTCTTTTGCATATTAGAGTATTTCATGTAGTCATATATTCTAATAAGCCTTCTTAAATTTGTTTTTTCGCTTGTTTTTGCAGACTCTAAAATATTAGGATTTTCCTCAAATATTTTCTTAAGTAGATTTTCTAACTGTTCAGTGTCAATTTCTTTTTCTTCTAAAAAAGCAATAAGTCTTGTAGCTTTTTCAAATGATTGATGTTCATCATTCCAAATACCATAAACACTTCTATTTTTTATGTAAGTATTATTTCTATTTTTTTTAATACTATTGCTAATAATATTTTCAAAGTCACTTTCTAGTGCAATTGTCCTATAATCTGGAAATTCAAGTGTGCTATTAAAAAGATGTTTATTTAATGGTAATTTATTATATTGCTTAATTAAAGATGGATAAGCATATTCAAGTAATTCATCTGATGAAAATTCTAAGTCATTCATGACTATATCACGATACCATTCATCAAAACTTAATCCTTTTAATCCTTTAAGACCAAAATCACTTGCCTTGCCAACTGCTAAAACTAAATCTTCATCTTTTATTCTTGTATCATCAACACTACCAACCCGAATTTTAGCAGTAGGTTTGTTAGTAATTGTGAAATCGTAAAATTCTTGTTTGAACATTCTTAATATTCTAACTGGTAATTTTGATTTTTTTTCAGATAATGCCTCATAGAGTAAATTAAAATCCTCCAGTTTAATTTTAGTCATAGTAATCATTTTATTATCAAAAGCAATTGTATGACTTGATATTTCTATATCATTAAAGTTTTTTTCATACTCAATGAATATGAAACGTTCCTCGAGTTTTTTAGCATTTTCATTAGATAGACAATTAACTATAGCATTAAGTATTTTTTTTATATTTACATCTGTAACAGAGTAACCAATAAATATGATAGGAAACTCAACAAATATAGTCATTAGCTTAGCTGCCAAGTAGGCACTTTTGCTGTCAAAGTCTATATAATCAGCTTCATTTATTACAATACTATTTGGAGAAGAAACACATCCATGAATTTTATAAATTTCTGCAATACCTTGTATAGATGAAAAAACTAAATTTTCTTGACCTATATATGTTGTATAATTATCAACGATAGTTTCCAAAAAACAATCATAATTTGTTGTAATAAATCCTGATAAACTTTTTTTAGAGATATTACTAAGTTTTTCAACTTCATCTTGATATTTATCTACTATTTTAGAATTATTTTTAATATACATAGCAATTTCTGCCTTAAATGGAGAAACTCCTGATTTAACAATATCTAAATACTTAGAGTCTAAGCTTCGTATAGAAGAATCTGAAAACCATTTTTTATTAAAATCATTTTCAATAAGTTCTGCAATTCTAGGATTTATACCCATTTTTGGGTTCTCTGATTTTGCTTTATTTTTATAACTTGTATATATAAAGTCATCATTACTAATTTTTTCTGCAAAGACTTTTAGTAAATCCTCCCAATTTGGAAGATTATAGTATCTTCTAGTTAAACCAGAACCAACAAATAAAAATGGTGTAGCATTAAATCGGTTTATGACATCTGATATTATAGATTTCATATAATTTATCACCTACTTTTAATTTATTTTTTATACTTATTTATTAAAAATTCAATATAATCATTGAGTTGTTCTTGAGCTTCCTCTGGTAAATCTTTGTGAGGATTAACTCTATGTGCAGCTACAGTGTCTATATCATTTTTTACAATAGACCTACCTAATAAATAATCAGTAGTCACATTAAATATTTCAGCAAGGCTAGATAACATATAAGCATCAGGAACTGTCTTTCCTTGTTCATAATAACCATAAGCGCTTTTGGTTAAGTTTAATTTATTTGCAACATCTTCTTGAGTCATATTTTTTTCAGCTCTAAGTTCTTTTAGTCTTTTTTGAAATAATGTATTATTACAAGAAGTTTTGCTAGAAATATTGCTTGCTTTATTATCATACCTACCTATTAAATAATCAACAGTAGTGCCAAAATATTCAGCTAAACTAGATAACATTTCTGGGGTAGGTGTTCTTTTACCTTGTTCATAAAATCCATATGCACTAGTAGTTATGTTAAGATAGTTGGCAATTTCTTTTTGCATTACACCTTTTTCTTTCCTAAGAAATTTCAATCTATCTGATAAAATGCTCATATAATCACTCCTCTTAATAAAGTTGCCTTTATTAAATAATACAACAAATAGTTGTAAAATGAAATAAAAAAATAAAAAAACTATTTACAAACAACATATAGTTGTGTATTATATAAGTATAAACAACAAAATGTTGGTAAGGAGGATATAGCTTGAACAATCTAAAGGAACTTAGGACAGAAAGGAATTTAAAGCAAAAAGATGTTGCATTAAAAGTAGGTATAACTACTAGTTATTATGGAATGATTGAAAGTGGAACAAGAGTACCAAGTTTAGCAATAGCAATAAAATTATCTAAATGTTTTGGAGTATCAATAGAAAAAATTTTTTTAAATACAAATACAACAAGATGTTGTTTAAAAGAGAGGAGTTAAATATGAAAGATTTAAAAATAGTAAAAGTTAATAATAAACTAACAACTGACAGTAGAGATATAGCTCTAATGGTTGAAAAAGAACACAAGATTTTACTAAGGGATATAAGAAATTATATAAACCAAATGGAAGAAGCCAATAAAAACATGAGTACAGATTTGTACCCATCTGATTATTTTATTGAAAATACTTATTTAGATGATTATAAAAGAGAGAAGCCATGCTATGCAATAACAAAGATAGGTTGTGACTTCATAGCAAATAAAATGACAGGCATAAAAGGTACGGCATTTACAGGAATATATACAAAAAAATTTGAAGAAATGGAGCAAGTATTAAAAAATGAACAACCTAAACTACCAACTACATATAAAGAAGCATTACAACATCTTATAGAGCAAGTAGAAGTAAATGAGAAATTACAACTAGAAGGAAAAATGAAAGACCAAGTAATAAAAGAACTAAAACCAAAGGCAGATTATACAGATATGATACTTAAAAACAAAGGTCTAGTCACTATAACTCAAATAGCAAAGGATTATGGAATGAGTGGAAAAGAAATGAACAAAATACTTCATGAAAGAGGGATTCAATATAAACAAAGTGGACAATGGCTTTTATATAAACAACATCAAGGGAAGGGATACACTCATTCAGAAACAATAGACATAACTAGAAGTAATGGAATGCCTGATGTAAAAATGACAACTAAGTGGACTCAAAAAGGTAGATTGTTTTTATATGATTTATTGAAAACAAATAACATATTACCAGATATAGAAAAAGAATATAGTTATCAAACTTCAATATTAGGTTAGTACTTTGAAAACTAAATACAGAATATTTTGGAAAGGAGAGATTGAATTGGAAAATAAGAAAATAGAAGAAATAGAGAAAAGAATAACCATGCTTGAAAATCAATTGCAAGCACAGTTATTTAGTCAGATAACAGCTCAATCAAATAGTGATTTTATAGATTATATGTACCAATGTATAGTTTTGTATTTACATGAGATGAGTAAAAGTGAAAAAAGAAAAATTAGTGAAATTACTAAAGAAAGAATCAGAAAATAAGAATGATAATTACAATATAAAACCTATTCTTCTAGCAGGTTTTGAAGGGTCAGTTTTCTTTACTGAAGTTATCATAAAGTTTATCTGTGATGTGTGTTGAAGAATTTCAGAATAAACTCCATTTACTATGCCGTAGTAGTGAATTAGACAAGGGTTATGATAACCTACTTCTTCAACAATCATTAATACATCTTTTCCAAAGTTAGTCAATTTTAGTGCAATTTCATGTTCATCATCAAGTTCTTTTTCAAATTCCTCTATAGATTTAAGAATAATTTTATATTGAAATTCAGCATAGTAAAAATACTCTGTGTTAGAAGTATCAGAGACTGTCTTTCTTATACTTTCTTGTAATTCTTTAGATATATTGTTTGAAAACTGCATAATACACCATCCTTTTGAAAATTTTGGAATTTATTCCATGTTTATATTATACCATGTAGAACTGAGGTGAATACAATGTTAATAGGCGACAATATAAAGCAAATACTAAGAAAAAGAGATATAAAACCTTATAAATTGGCAAAAGAATTGGATATAGATGTAAGTGGTTTATATAAATTACTGAGAAATAAAAGTTCTAATCCAACTATAGATACTCTAATAAAATTAGCTGATTATTTAGATATTACATTAGACGAATTGGTTGGAAGATAAATAATTGAAAAGAGGGGAGAGCATTTTCACATGGATATTTCTGAAAGCATAACAAAACAATTTAGTGATAGCTTAAAAAGCTTAATAGAAATAGAGATAAGTAAACAAGAGACAGATAGAGTTAAGAGTCAAACTATTGAACAAAAGGTAAAGGTACTGGAGCCTAAAGATATAGTTGTTTTAATAAAAAGAGGTTATCCAAATTATCTAATAACAGTAGAAGAAGCAAGGGGAATTTTAAAGTTAGATACAGCTTTTATGCGTAGGTTAGTAAGCACAGGTTTGATAAAATCACTAGTTAGAGGTGATGGTAGAAAAATTTCAAGATATGAAGTTGATGATTTTATTGAAAGAAATCAAGGTAAAAATTTGGATGAACTTTTAAAAGCAGTAGAGAGGGGGGATGAAATTGCTGAGTCTTGATACTAATAATAAGAATGTAGTAACTCTTAAAAAAGATGGAAAAGTTATAGCAGATATAGTATTTAAAGATATTAAAACTGGTAAGAAAATATCGGTTGGAATATTAAATAAAAAAGTGTTGGTAAAATAACCAACACACAAAAAAATAAAAAATAAAATATAACACAAGTAAAGTATAACACAAAAAGGAGAGATTTAAAATGGTTGAAGTGAATGTAAATGTAAAAGTTAAAGTAGAAGCACCAGAATTTACAAATGCACTATTAGTAGTGGCGAATGCTTTAGGAGGTCTTAATCTAGGAAAAGCAATGCAGATAGAACCTATAAATATAACAGATATGAAAGAAGAGAAGAAAGTTGAAGTTAAAAAAGCTGAAAAGATTAAAAAGGTAGAAGTAAAAGAAGACGTTAAAGAAGAAATAGCAGAAGCAAAGGAAGAAATAGAAAAGAATAATGAAAATACAACTAGTGAAGTTAAATACACAAAAGAAGAGGTAAGAACTAAGGCAGCACAAGTAAGTAAGGCAGGTAAGAAGGATAAGCTTAAGGAGTTATTTGGTGAATTTGGAGCTAGTAAGTTAAGTGAAGTAAAAGAAGAAGATTATTCAGCTTTTATGAACAAATTAGAAAGTTTATAGGGGGTACATAAATGCCATTACAACATGCAAGACTTAGTGCGAGTGGAGCCCATAGATGGCTTCACTGCACTCCTAGTATAAAATTAGAAGAAAACTATCCACCATCAACTAGTATATATGCAGAAGAAGGAACAGTTGCACATGAATTAGCAGAAGTTAAATTAATGCTAGAGTATGAAAAAATAAGTAAAAAGGCATATAATGCAAGAATTAAAAAGATACAGAAAAGTGAGTATTATAACTCTGAAATGGAGGACTATATACAATCTTATGTTGAGAATGTAGTTGAATTAGTAAATGATAGTAAAGCTATATGTGATGATGTAATAGTGATGTTAGAAGAAAGACTCGATTTTAGTGAGTGGGTTCCAGAAGGATTTGGAACAGGAGACGTTGTTGTAATATCTGATGGTATACTTCAAGTTATAGACCTAAAGTATGGAAAAGGTTTAGAAGTTTCAGCTATAGAGAATCCTCAACTTAGACTATATGGTTTAGGGGCATATAATCAGTTTGAAATGCTATACGATATTGATTTAATTAAAACAACAATAATTCAACCTAGACTTGATAACATATCAAGTGAAGAAATAGAAGTTACTAAATTACTTACATGGGCAGATAATGTTAAGAAGAAGGCTCAAATGGCTTTTAATGGTGAAGGAGAGTTTGTAAGTGGCAGTCATTGTGGATTTTGTAGAGCTAAAAATGATTGCAGAAAAAGAGCTGAGGATAACCTTAAACTAGCTAGAAAATATGATTTTGCTGACACATTTGCTCTTAATAAATATGAGATAGCAGATATTTTAGGTTTTGCTAAGAATATACAAGATTGGTTAAAAGATGTTCAAAGTTATGCACTAGAACAAGCTGAAAAGCATGGTGTTAAATATCCAGGATATAAGCTTGTAGAAGGCAGAAGTAATAGAAAGTATGTAGATGAGCAAGAAGTTGCTAAGGTTTTATTAAATTCAGATTATGATGAAGAAAAAATTTATAAGCCAAGGACCTTAAAAGGAATTAGTGATATGGAGAAAGCTATAGGTAAAAAGAGTTTTGCTAAACTACTAAGTGATTTAATTATAAAACCAGTTGGAAAAGCTACTTTAGTAGTAGAAAGTGATAAAAGGTCAGAAATTAATAGTATAGATTCAGCGAAAAAAGATTTTGAAATATAAATGGGGGATATTACATGCCATTAGATGCAGGTATAAAAGATAAATTAGATGAAAGCATAAGTATAATTTTAGATTTAAAGGATAGAAAAAAGAGTATCGAAAAAGATTTAGATTATGAAAAAGATAATTTACTAGATATGTTAAAGATACTAAATATTACAGAATATAACTCAACTGAAGAAAATGCAAAAGTTATAGTGATGGATTTTAAAAGAGAAAGTTTAATAAAGGATAAAGTGATGTCAACTTTCCTCGAAGTAAATGACAATCATCTTGATAGAGTGTATATACCAGAACATATAAAAGTTAGTCCAGTATGCTTTGTATCAGTAAGAGCAAAGGATAATTAAAAATATTTAATTCCTAGTAGCTATAAAAAGATTTAAAAGGGGATATAATTTTATGAGTAATCAAGAAATAACTAAACTAGTTGAAAATAATTTGAATCTTGTACATTTTAGTATAAATAGATTTTTTAAGTCTTATGTAGAGCAACATCCATACTTATATGAAGAGTTTTATCAAGAAGGATGTATTGGGTTATATAAAGCAGCATTAAATTATGATAGTAACAGAGGCAAGTTTTCTACAGTGGCTGTTTCTTACATAAGAATAGAAATGTTTAAAGCTTTGCGTTATGGCGAAAAACATTATAGAAACTCTATAGAAGGTTTAGATGTAAGTGTATTTGAAGATAGTAAAAGACCATTAAAAGATATACATGGATTTTATGAAATTCAATTTAACTATGATGTTGATTATATAAGAAAAATTGCAAGAAAGTCATATTTAAAAGATATTGATAAAATAGTAGATTGGATTTTACAAGATAAAAAGATATCTGATATAGGAGAGTTATTAAATGTTTCTTCAACAGTTATTTGTGGAAGAATTAAATTGTTTAGTAAGCAAGTTAGAGATTTAGATAAATTTGGAGAAATAACTTCAAATATAAAATCAATATACCAAATATAAAAATATTAGGAGGAAGAAAATTATGAGTAATTCAGTACAATCAACAAAGGTAGTAACAGGAAAGGTAAGATTAAGTTATTGCAATATCTTTAAAAGCAGAGCAATGGTAGAAGGTGCAGAGCCCAAGTATTCAGTTTGTATTTTAATACCAAAATCAGATAAGGTGACTTTAGGAAGAATAAAGAAGGCTATTGATGCAGCTAAAGAACAAGGTAAAACTTCTAAATGGGGTGGAAAATTACCAGGTAATTTAAAAACACCTCTTCGTGATGGAGATGCAGAAAGAGCTGATGAAGCAGAGGAATATGTAGGAATGTATTTTTTAAATGCAAATAGTACTCAAAAGCCAGGAATAGTTGATAAAGACTTAAATGAAATATTAGATAATACAGAGGTATATAGTGGTTGTTATGGAAGAGTTAGTATAAACTTTTTCCCATATAATAGTGCAGGAAATAAAGGAATAGGTTGTGGCTTACAAAATGTTCAAAAGTTAGCAGATGGAGAAGTACTTGGAGGAGCTAGAGCTAGTGCAGAAGCAGATTTCTCAGATGACTTTGAATATGAAGATGAAGAAGAGGACTTCTTAAGTTAATGAGGACCTTATCAATTGATATAGAAACATATAGTGATTTAGATATAAAAAAAGTTGGAGTCTACAGATATGTAGACTCTGCTAATTTTGAGATACTGTTATTTGCCTATGCTTTTGATAATGAAGAGGTAAAAGTTATTGATTTAGTAAATGATGAAGAGTTACCAAAAGAAGTAATAGAAGCTTTAAATGATAATAAAGTTATAAAATCAGCATTTAATGCTAATTTTGAAAGAACATCAATAAGTAAATTTTTAAATATTAATTTAAAACCAAATGAGTGGTCATGTACAATGATAAAGGCGTTAACACTAGGACTTCCAGGAAGTTTAGATAGTGTGTCTAAGGCTTTAAAGTTTAATGAAGATAAACAGAAAATGAAAGAAGGTAAAGCATTAATACAATATTTCTGTAAACCTTGTAAGGCTACAAAAGTTAACAAGGGAAGAACTAGAAATTTACCAATACATGATATGGAAAAATGGAATAAATTTAAAGAATATTGTAAACAAGATGTTGTAGTTGAAAGAGAAATAAGAAACAAACTTAGTAAGTATAAGACTACCGAAAGAGAAATTAAATTATGGTATTTAGACCAGAGAATTAATGATACTGGTATTAAAGTGGATACAGAGTTAATAGAGAATGCAATAGAATGTGATAAAAGATATACTGAAAAACTTACAAAAGAAGCAATTAAAATAACTGGTCTAAATAATCCAAATAGTCCAGCTCAATTAAAAAAATGGTTAAGTGATAAAGTTGGCTTTGAGATTACAAGCCTAACAAAAGAAAGTATTCCAGAAATATTAAAACAAGTTGATGATGAAAATGTAGTTAGAATTTTAGAACTTAGAAAATTAATGTCCAAAACTTCTATAAAGAAATATGAGGCTATGAAATTAGCTAAAGGTAATGACAATAGAGTAAGAGGTCTACTACAGTTTTATGGGGCTAATAGGACTGGTAGATGGGCAGGAAGATTAGTACAAGTACAGAATTTACCACAAAATCATATAGAGGATTTAGACCTAGCTAGAAACCTATTAAAAGAAGGAGATTTTGATTTAATAGAGCTTTTATATGATAGTGTACCAGATGTCTTAAGTCAATTGATAAGGACAGCTTTTATACCAAGTGAAGGTCATAGATTTATAGTGTCAGATTTTAGTGCAATAGAAGCTAGAGTTATAGCTTGGCTTGCAGGTGAGAAGTGGAGACTGGATGTGTTTAATTCTCATGGAAAAATATATGAAGCTAGTGCCAGTCAGATGTTTAAAATTCCAATCGAAAATATTAAAAAAGGTTCTGAACTTAGACAAAAAGGAAAGCTAGCAGAATTATCGAATGGATATGGCGGAAGTGTAGGGGCCTTAATTTCTATGGGGGCTATTAAAATGGGGCTTAAAGAAGAAGAGCTTCAACCTATTGTTACTGCATGGAGAAATGCTAATCCAAATATAACTAAGTTTTGGTGGGATGTAGATAAGGCAGCTAAAAAAGCTATAAAAGATAGGACTATAGTAGAAATTCAACATGGGATTAAATTTATTTATAATCCAGGCGTTTTATTTATAGAACTACCAAGTAGTAGAAGATTATCGTATCTAAGGCCTAAGATAGAGCCACATACTACATTTAGTGGGGATAAGATAACATATGAAGGTATGGAACAGACAAGTAAACAATGGAAAAGAATAGATACTTATGGACCTAAGTTAGTTGAGAATATTGTTCAAGCTACAGCTAGAGATTGCTTAAGAGAGGCTATGTTTAATGTGACAGATGCAGGTTATAGCATTGTAATGCATGTACATGATGAGCTTGTAATTGATGTAGATAAAAAAGGAGGTTCTTTAGAAGAAGTTAACAGTATTATGGGAAAAGAAATATCTTGGGCTAAAGGTCTTCCTCTTAAAGCAGATGGATATGAATGTGATTATTATAAGAAAGACTAGGTGATTGATTTATGGATATAAAGGCCAGTGAAATTGAACACATAAATGTAAGACATGATGGCCAACTCATGCTGGCCATAGGAAAAAATAAATTAGAAACACATTGGAAAAATAAAAGTATTTTATGGTCCGAACTTGTAAATAGATTAAGTAAAACATTAAGAACTCAAGAAACATATACAGAATATAGGAAGATGTCAAAGACTGAAAAAGATAGAGTTAAAGATGTTGGTGGATTTGTAGGTGGAAGCTTAAAAAATGGAAGACGAAAAGCAGAGAATATTGCAAATAGAAGTATTATAACTTTAGATATAGATTATGCGAATAAAGATATATGGGAGGATATAACATTATTAAATGATTATGCTTGTCTTATGTATTCTACGCACTCACATACTGAGAATAATCCCAGATATAGACTTGTAATACCTTTAACTAGACCAGTACTACCAGAAGAATATCAAGCAATTTCCAGGATGATAGCAGATACTATAGGAATAGATATGTTTGATGATACTACATATCAACCTCATAGACTTATGTATTTTCCAAGTACTTCAATTGATGGAGACTATATATTTAAATTTCAAGATGGAGAGTTTTTAAACCCAAATGAAATACTAGATTTATATTTAGACTGGACAGATGTAAGCTATTGGCCAGAAAGTTCGAGGGAGAGGCAAAAGTTTAATACACAATTAAAAAAACAACAAGACCCTATTGAAAAGGCTGGAATTATAGGTGCATTTTGCAGGTCCTATAGTATAAAAGAAACTATAGAAACTTTCTTAAATGAAGTATATATTCCTGGTATTGATGAAACCAGGTATACATATTCAGAAGGTAGTACAAGTGGTGGAGTAGTTATTTATGATGACAAGTTTTCATATAGTCATCATGGTACAGACCCAGCAAGCGGAATTTTATGCAATGCTTTTGATTTAGTTAGGATACATAAATTTGGTGAACTTGATGAAGATGCTAAACCCGAAACGCCTGTAAATAGATTACCTTCATTTACTCGAATGAGCGAATTTGCAAGCAGTGACACTAAAGTACGAAAGACTATAGGAAGAGAAAACCTTGATAAAGCTAAGGATGATTTTGGTGATATAGATTTTGAAGATGATGAATGGTTAACTAGGTTAGATTATGACAATAAGGGAAGTTATAAGAAAACAACAAACAATATCTTAATGTTTATAGAAAATGACCCATATTTGAAAGGAAAAATAGCTTATAATGAATTTTCAAATAGAGCTGTCGTTTTAGGTAAGTTACCTTGGAGAAAAGATGATAAATTAAATGATTGGAATGATAGTGATGATTCTGGGCTTAGACATCATATAGAAACAATTTACAATATCTCATCACCATCAAAAGTAAATGATGCTCTAATAATTGCTTTTGAAAATAATACTTTTCATCCTATAAAAGATTATTTAAATTCTTTAAAGTGGGATGGCATTAAGAGAGTGGATACACTTTTAATTGACTATTTAGGTGCAGAAGATAACCACTATACAAGGACTATAATAAGAAAAGTTTTAGTAGCAGCAGTAGCAAGAGTATTTAATCCAGGAATAAAGTTTGATAATATGATGGTTTTATCTGGTCCTCAAGGAATGGGAAAAAGTACTTTTATTAAAAAACTTGGTGGAGACTGGTATTCTGATAGTTTAACTACTGTACAAGGTAAAGAAGCGTATGAACAATTACAAGGAGTATGGTTGCTGGAAATGGGTGAAATGATGGCTACTAAAAAAGCAGATATTGAGGCAGTTAAGCATTTTCTAAGCAAATCAGAGGATATATATAGGGTCGCATATGGGAAGAGAACCTCAAGATTTTTACGTCAATGTGTAGTTATAGGAACAACTAATGATAAAGAATTTTTAAGAGATAAGACTGGGAATAGAAGGTTTTGGCCAATAGATGCAGGAGTAAAGAAGACTAACAAGAGTATATTTAATGGCCAACTTGATAATGAAAGAAATCAAATTTGGGCAGAAGCAGTAGAATTATATAAAGCCAATGAACAGCTATATCTATCAGATGAGGAGAAAAAAGAAGCTGAAAGACAACAAAGAACTCACTCAGAAGAAAATGCTAAATCTGGAATTATCGAAGAGTATCTAAATAAACCTATTACTAAGAATTGGTATGATTTAAGTATTTCAGAAAAGAGAGAATATATTCATGGTTCAGATTTTGGTGATTTAAAAGAAGGGACAATATTAAGAGAAAAAACGTGTGTTATGGAGATATGGGTTGAGCTATTTAATGGAGAACCTAAACAACTCACGCCTATCTTATCAAGAGAAATTAATGATATATTAAAAGGATTAGATGATTGGATATCATATAATGGAAATTTAAGGTTTGGGAAAATATATGGTAGGCAGAGAGCTTATGTACGTAAAAGTTAGTGTCAACAGAATTAAAAATAGAGTAAATTTGAAAATTTTAAAAGTGTCAACAATGTCAACAAAAAAAATGGCTTTGTTGACGCTTATGTTGACACCTAAGATGCAGTAATTACAATGTTTGAGGTATTAATGTCAACAATGTCAACAAAAATTAAGTATAAAGTAGTATAAGTAATATTAGGCATATACGTATATACATATGTATGCCTAATATGTATATATACATATATATAGAAAATCTGTTGACATTGTTGACACTTAAATTTTAAGGAAGTGATATTTTGTTAGAATCAAAAATAGAAAAAAGACTTAAAAAAGAGATTGAGTTGTTAGGTGGAAAGGCTATGAAGTTTATTTCACCAGGTGAGGCAGGTGTGCCAGATAGGATTGTCTTATTACCAGAAGGACATGTTATATTTGTAGAACTTAAAGCACCAGGTAAAAAACTAAGAAAGCTTCAACAATATAAAATGCGAGAATTAAGAGAATTAGGATTTAAAGTTAAGTGTGTAAGCACATTAAAAGAGATAGATGATTTTATCAAGGAGGTTAAGGGATGGAATTTAAACCACATCCATACCAAGAATACACAATTAGAAAAACTATAGATAATAATAATATAGGTTTACTATTAGATATGGGATTAGGTAAAACAGTCTGTGCTCTAACAGCTATAAGTGAATTAATGTATGATTACTTTGATATATCAAAAGTTTTAGTTATAGCACCTTTAAGAGTTGCAAGAGATACCTGGAGTAGTGAAGTAAAAAAATGGGAGCATCTAAAGCATCTAAAAGTATCTAAAGTTCTTGGTAGTAAATTAGATAGAGTGAGAGCTTTAAGTACAGACTCAGATATTTATATAATAAATAGAGAAATGGTACCCTGGATAGTGGATTTTTATAAAAGAAAATGGCCATTTGATATGGTTGTGATAGATGAACTTAGTTCTTTTAAATCAAATAAAGCACAACGATTTAAAAGTTTAAAGAAAGTATTGCCTTTAACTAAAAGAGTAGTTGGGCTTACTGGTACACCAACACCAAATAGTTTAATAGACTTATGGGCACAGATGTACTTACTTGATAGAGGTGAAAGACTAGGTAAAACTATTACAGGATATAAAGAACGATACTTTGAGCCAGGACAAAAAAATTATCAAACAGGAGCTATATATAATTGGCAGCCTAAAGATGGAGCAGAAAATGCAATACATAATAAAATAAAAGATATTTGTATAAGCTTAAAAGCAGAAGATTATTTGAATATGCCTAAAAAAATAGATAATAAAATTGAAATACACCTTGATAGTAAAATACTTAAATATTACAAAGAATTAGAAAAAGAGAAGATATTAGAATTAGAAAAAGATATAATAACAGCTTCATCAGCAGCTGTAGCAGCAAATAAACTTTTACAATTAGCTAATGGAGCAATTTATGATAATGATAAAAATGTAAAGGAACTCCATAGAGAAAAATTAGAAGCTTTAAAAGAAATTATAGATGTTTCAAATGGTAAGCCTATTATAGTTTTTTATAACTATAAACATGATTATAATCGTTTAATGAAAGAGTTTAAGAGTTTGAAACCAAGAACAATAGAAAACTCAAAAGATATATATGATTGGAATAATGGAAGAATACAATTATTACTTTGTCATCCAGCAAGTACAGGACATGGACTTAATTTACAATCAGGTGGAAGTATAATTGTTTGGTTTGGATTAACTTGGAGCTTAGAACTGTATCAACAAGCCAATGCAAGGCTTTATAGACAGGGGCAAAGGGAAACTGTTATTATCCATCATCTAATCTGTAAAGGTACAATAGATGAACAAGTAATGGAGGCTCTAGAGAATAAAGATAAAGGACAAAGTGCATTACTTGAAGCAGTCAAAGCAAAATTAAAAGAATATAGGGAGTGAAGGTATGAAAGTAAAAAGAAAAGATGGAACTTATAAGCCCAGGTAAAATAGTAAGATGTGCTTGGTGTGGTAGAAGATTTTATAAGTTGGATAAATCTAAAGTTAAGTATTGCAGTAGAAGTTGTTCGAAGAGAGCAAGAAGGAGTGATTTAAGTGGATAAAGAAAGTATAAAAGAAATTGTAAGAGAGTTAAGAAAAGAAGAAAGAGAAGATAGGAAAAAAGGCGTTTTATATAATACTAGATTATTGATGAAGCATTATAATGATTTTAAGAGACATATAGACTCAGCGGTAAGTGAAGCTAAAGATGTAGATTACTTAGAGGATGATTTAGGTAAGCTTGATAATGAAGAGTTGTATATTTTAAGTATAAAGAAAAGTAAAGCAAGAACTATTATTATGATAGCACATATAGATTCAGCAATGAAAACTTTGAAATTAAGACAAGAGCGTTTACATTCTTATGAAAAGTATAGAGCTTTAGAGCTTTACTATTGTGATGAAAAAACATATGAAGAAATAGCAGAGATATTAAATTGTGGAGTAGTTACATCAAGACGTTGGATTAATGAAATGATAAAGGAACTGGGAGTGTATTTATTCGGTATAGATGGCTTGAAATTAACTGTTTGATAAATATATGATAAAAAGATGATATTTTAATGATATTTTAACCCTGTTATAATGGTAGTATGAAACAAGTGTATAATATATTCCCCCTTGAAAAAGGCTAAGTTACCCCAACTTAGTCTTTTTTATTTTGTAAATAAGGAGAATGATAAATGAGTAATTCATGACTTAGAGTGATTTCTAGGTCTTTTTTATACAATTTTAATCCCTCATATTGAAGGGTCGAAAATAAGGGTGTTCAAATTGAATATTCTTTATTAATAACTAATTTAGGAGGTAGTAGTATGTTGAAAATTTTACAAGAGAAAAATGTAAGGATGATATGGTCAAAAAATGGAGAAGAAGTTTGATTTAATGCAAATGACGTAGGAGAGGAACTAGGCATAGTAAATATTCGTGATACATTAAGAAATATAGATAGAGAATATAAAAAGAAATTAATGAGTCTACTGTCGGAGATTCCTACACTAGAAACTTTAAAGATAAATTGCCTAACTTTGGTACTACTTTTGTTACAGAAGAAGCTGTGTACAATATGTCATTTAGAAGTAATAAAGCAGAAGCAAAACTATTTACGAAGTGGGTTACAAAAGCACTTAAACAAATTAGAATACATGGTTACTATATTGCCACAGAAAAAGATCAAGAATGGCTGGATATAAGAACAGAAGGTAAAAAGGTCAGAAAAGATTTTACAGATGAAATACAAGAGTTTGTTTATTAATACAAGCACTTGAAAGAGTTATATCTATGAAATCACCTAGGTTGATAGATAAAAGTATGAATTATAAAGAGGTATATAAAAGATTAAAGAATTAATAGAAATGATTTAAATGACTGTATTAATGGAGGGTCTTTTTTTTATGTAATGAATTAAAAATGAAATATATTTGTACATTATAGACAGGAATAAGGTAAAAGTATTATTTAGACTTATTTTGTGGTTGTCGAATGATTATTGAAGGATATTGACTGATTATATAGAATTATATCATTATAAATATTTGTGAAAGGAATAATGGTATAATGAGTAATTTTAAAAAAAGATATATTGATGTTTATAGAATAGATATTATAAATAAAATTAATGGGAGTGTCTATTCAGATGAAGAAATTTTAAAAGAGGTAATAAAGACCTTCTTTAAGGATAAAGAATATTGTAAAGAAAACAAAAATGGAATTAATATTACTAAAGATAAAAAGTTTTGGATTACAGAAGTAAAATGTAGCGAGGATGATTTAATAATCAAGGTGAAACTTGAATATACTAAATACAATCAGAATACAAATATTATAAATGCTCATACTAAAGAAGTAGAGGGTAATAAAAAAATGGATCAAGGAGATAGCAATAAGCAGCACCTATTTATTAAATTTATGAAGGAAAATAATATAGCAGTAGTATTATTTGAAAGAGTTTTTGTGGGGGTTCCCATGATTGAACTAAGTAAAAACTTACATCTATATTATGAGGATATGATTGAAAATAATAAATTTGATAATAATATGTCAAAAACATCAATTAATATTACACAAATAGCAAGTAAAGATTTTATAGAACAAATATTAGATTTAGATGGTGTTTCAAAAATAACTTTAAATGTTGATAGAGAGAAGTTTGGAACTGATGAAGATAATTTGTTTTCTAATTTAAATAATTCAAGACGACATAACGATTTGATATATAAGCCCACATTTAGAACTAGATATTTACCTAGTGAAGTTAAAAGATGTTGCGAAAAATATATTAAAGGAGAGGAATTTAGAAATAAAAAAATAAATAGGATAATAATTGAGGGAGAGAAAAACAAGAGAAAATTAAAGTTGGATACTGAGGGTATAAAGTTGTGTAGAGAAATAGAGGTTTCTCTTGATATAGATAATCATATAGATAGTGAAGATATTTTTGATAAGATGAATAATTTGATAGATGATTTAATTGAGAATAATTCAGTTTTTTTTAATTTAATGTATCAAGAAGTTGCTATGAGTGAAGCATAGATTGCGAAGGAGGTGTTAAAATGTATAAAAAGGTATTAAATATCTTACTCAATTATTACAAGGCTATAAATTCTAAAGAAGTAGTAGAGTTAGTTTTAACACCAGTATTAATATGTATTATTTCATACATGTTTTTTAATTCGTCAATTAATAAAGAAGTTGTAATTTCTTTAAACAAAGATGTACTAACTTTGTCAGGACTATTAGTAGCTTTTGGAGTTTGCATTATTACATTATTGTTTACTACATATAACAAATCAATATCAGAAGCAAAAGATATAAAAACAGAAAGAAAGGTAAATGGATTTAATATATCATACTTTCAATTCATACAGTTAAAAGCATATTATACTGTAATAATGGAGATTTTGGTTGTTGTAATATGTTTTATCAATACAATAATGCTTACTCGATATTATTCTAATATAATTTTCTATGTTTTAATATTTTTTACAGTTCATATAATTTTATCTCTAACTACATTAATAATAAGTATGTTTCATTTATCCTGGAAGGATAGAGGAGACTAGATTTGAAACAATCCTATTAAATAGGATTGTTTTTTTATTCCCAAAACAAACAAATAAAGAGGTGGTGATGTGCAAGATGTCAAAGAAAAGGTAAAACAAGATTACTTAAAAGGAATGAAACAAAAGGAAATATCATCAAAGTATGACATTAGTTTAAACACTTTAAAGTCATGGATAAAAAGATACAACTGGGCTAGTGAAAAAAAGAAGGGTGCACCTATAAATAAAAGAGGTGCACCCTTTTCTAATAAAAATTCAGTTGGTCATGGTGCTCCAAAAGAGAATAAGAATGCTGAAAAGTTTGGTTTCTTCTCAAAGTATCTACCCAAAGAAACTAGAGAATTGATACAAGAAATATCTATAAAAGATAAATTTGATATTCTTTGGGAACAGATAACAATTCAATATGCAGCAATAATAAGAGCACAAAAGATAATGTATGTTAAAGGCAAGGAAGAAATGGTTAAAGAATTAAAGAAATATGAAAGCACAGAAAATGGTGAAAAGATAGAGTATGAATTTCAATTTGCATGGGATAGGCAAGCATCTTTTCTTAATGCACAGAGTAGAGCTATGAGTGAACTTAGAAGTTTAATTAAACAGTATGATGAAATGATTCATAAGGATTGGAATTTGGCTACAGAGGAGCAGAAAACAAGAGTTGAGAAGTTGAAATGTGAAGTTGATAACCTAAGTAAAGATGATATTGGAGATGATGAGTTGAAAATAAGTGTAGATTATGGTGATAGAAATGATAGTTAGAGTAAATTTTAATCCAGATTTCAAGGAAGCTAATTTTACTAAAAAAAGATACAGAGCAATGAAAGGTTCAGCAGGGAGTGGAAAATCTGTTAATGTAGCACAAGACTATATACTAAAGTTAGGAGATAAGAAGTATCAAGGAGCTAATCTATTAGTAGTTAGAAAGTCAGAAGCTACACATAAGTATTCAACGTATGCAGAGCTTACAGGAGCTATAAATCGTATTTATAGTAAACAAGCTGATAAGTATTGGAAAACTACTTTAAATCCTTTAGAAATTAAGAGTAAAGTTACTGGTAACTCTATAATTTTCAGAGGAGTTAATGATGCAAAACAAAGAGAAAAATTAAAATCAATTAACTTCTCGAAAGGAAAATTAACATGGGTTTGGTGTGAAGAAGCTACAGAACTTATGGAAAGTGACATAGACATACTAGATGACCGTTTAAGAGGTATTTTAACTAATCCTAACCTATACTATCAAATGACATTTACATTTAATCCAGTCTCAGCTACTCATTGGATAAAAAGAAAGTATTTTGACTATAAAAATGATGATATATTTACTCATCATAGTACTTATCTACAAAATAGATTCATAGATGAGGCTTACTACAGAAGAATGCAAATGAGAAAAGAGCAAGACCCAGAAGGGTACAAAGTCTATGGTCTTGGAGAATGGGGAGAAACTGGTGGAGCAATACTTAAAAATTATGTTATACATGAATTTCCTACAGAATTTGAGTATTTTGACAATATGAGGTTATCACAAGACTTTGGATTTAACCATGCAAATGTAGTACTTAGAATTGGCTTTAAGGATGGAGAATTATATATATGTAACGAAATATATGTACATGAAATGGATACCTCAGAAATCATAAAGATTGCAAATAATAAAGGTTTAGAAAAGAATCTATTTATGTACTGTGATAGTGCTGAACCAGATAGAATTAAGATGTGGAAGAGTGCAGGATATGAAGCTAAAGGAGTTAAAAAAGGACCAGGAAGTGTTAAAGCTCAAATAGATTATTTGAAACAATTAAGAATACATGTACATCCTAGTTGCACTAATACCATAAAAGAAATACAACAATGGAAATGGAAACAAGATGAAAGAACTGGATTATATCTTGATGAACCAGTTGAGTTTATGGATGATGCAATGGCTGCGCTTAGATATTCTATAGATAATAAGCTTAAAAATAATGGAATAAGCTTCTTAAAGTAAAGGAGGCGTTAAATATTTATATAAGTGAAACAGATTTAATAAAAGTTCAGTTAAAAAAAGAGAGCACCTTTAACCTAGTAAAAGTTATAGAGCATTATATTTTAAAACATAGACCAGAGAAATATAAACAAGGTGAAGAATACTATTATGGCAATGCAGATATAAACAATAAGAGAAGATATTATCTCTTAGATGGAGCTAAGGTTGATGATTTTACTAAAGTTAATAATAAAGCAATTAACAACTACCATAAGCTTTTAGTTGACCAAAAGGTAGGCTATAGTGTCGGAAATCCCATAGTATTTAATGCAGATGATGATAATCTCACTAAGCTTTTAAATGACTTACTAGGAGAAGAATTTGACGATACAATAACAGAACTCTACCTCAATGCTAGTAACAAAGGTATTGAATGGTTACATCCATATATTAATAGAAAAGGTGAGTTTAAATATGTAATAATACCTGCTGAAGAAGCAATTCCTATTTGGGATAGTAAAAGACAGAGGGAATTAGTTGCATTTATTAGGTTTTATTATATTGAAGATATAGATGGAAATAAAATAAAAAGAGTTGAGTACTACACAGAAAATGACGTAACTTACTTTATTGAAAGAGGTAATAGTTTTATTCAAGAATTTTTATATGATGAATATGGAAAAATGACTGATATACAAGAAGGTCATTTTAGAATAAATAACAAAGAACAGGGATGGGGTAAAGTTCCATTTATACCTTTTAAAAATAATGAAAAGTGCGTATCAGATTTAAATTTCTATAAATCATTAATAGATATATATGACAATAATATTTCTACACTAGCAGATAACTTAGATGAAATACAAGAGGTTATTTATGTATTAAAAGAATATCCAGGAACAAGTCTACAAGAGTTTATAGATAATATAAGATACTATAAATCAATTAAAGTAGATGGTGGAGGTGGAGTTGATAAACTAGAGATAAATATACCAGTTGAAGCTAAAAAGGAGCTTCTTGATAGATTGGAAAAGAATATAATTATCTTTGGTCAAGGAGTTAATCCAGAATCTCAAAACACAGGTGACAAATCTGGTGTAGCACTTAAATTTTTATATTCACTACTTGATTTAAAATGCTCCAAAACTGAAAAGAAGTTTAAAAAAGCAATTAGAGAACTTTTGTGGTTTGTATGTGAGTATTTAAAGATAAGTGGTAGTAAAAGTTATGATTATAAATCAGTTCAAATTACTTTTAACCACTCAATGATAATAAATGAGTCTGAAAAAATAGATATGGCAGCTAAATCAATTGGAATCATATCAGATGAAACTATTGTTTCCAATCATCCTTGGGTTGAGGATGTTAATGACGAACTTGAGAGACTTAAAAAACAGGAAGATACTCAAAAAGAGTATGATGATTTAATTCCTAATAATCAAGATGGTGTTATAGATGAAACATAAAGATTATTGGAGAAAGAGATTTGAACAATTAGAAGAAGCTCAAAATAACAAAAGTGTAAAATATTATCTTGAATTAGAAAAGCAATATAAACTAGCTATAAATAATATAGAAAAAGATATATTAGCATGGTACAACAGATTTGCCAAAAATGAAGGAATATCTTTATTAGAAGCTAAGAAACTACTAAATACAAGAGAACTAGAAGAGTTTAAATGGAGTGTAGAAGAATATATTAAATATGGTAAAGAAAATGCTATAAATCAAAAGTGGATGAAAGAGTTAGAAAATGCTAGTGCAAGAGTTCATATAACAAGGCTTGAAGCTTTAAAGTTACAAATACAGCAACAAGTAGAAGTTTTATATGGAAATGAACTTGATGGTATTGATAAACTAATGAGAGATATTTATACAAGTGGATACTATCATACAGCTTTTAATGTTCAACAAGGAGTAAACGTTGGTTGGAGTTTAATGAGTCTTGATACTAATAGAATAAATAAAATTATCTCTAAACCATGGGCAACAGATGGATTAAACTTTAGTGAAAGAATTTGGGGTAAGCATAGACATGCTTTAGTAAATGAACTACATACTAAGCTAACTCAATCAATTATTAGAGGTGAAAATCCAAAGAATCTAGTAAATGACTTTGCTAAAAGATTTAATGTATCTAAATCTCAAGCTAAGAACTTAATAATGACTGAATCAGCTTTCTTTGCATCAGCAAGTAGAAAAGATTGTTTTAATGATTTAGATGTAGAGAAATATGAGATAATTGCTACACTAGATTTAAGAACTTCAAATATATGCAGAGAATTAGATGGTAAAGTATTTGATATGAAAGATTATCAAGTTGGAATAACAGCTCCACCATTTCATTGTCGTTGTAGGACAACAACAGCTCCTTGGTTTGAAGATGAAGAAGGTTACAGAGCAGCAAAAGGAGAAGATGGAAAAACATATTATGTACCATCTAATATGAAGTATAATGAGTGGTATGAGAAACATATAGAGGGTAGACTTGGAAAAGAAAAAGCTGATACCCTTAGAAAAATGCAACTAAATGAGAGTAAAGATAGAAAACAATTTGAAGAATATAAAAAGGTATTAGGAAATGAAATACCTTCTAAATTTGATGAATATCAACATATGAAGTATAATGATACTATAAGGTATGAGGAAGCTAAAAAGCTTTATAAGGATGTAAATTGGCAAGTTAAGAATCAGAGAAATTTAACTAGTGGAAGTGTTCATTCAGTGCCATTTGAATCAAAACCAAATAGTGTATTTGATAATTACAAAGATGGTAAATTAATTCAAAGAAGATACTATGGTAATACAGGAAAACCTAGATTAGATTTAGACTTAACTGACCATAGAAACCCAAAGCAACATAAAATTGTACCTCATAAACATGATTGGTTAGCTGATGAAAATAACCATGATAAGGTAAAAAGAGAGAAGGATATGGAGCTTACAAAAGCTCATAAAATAGCTAACAAAGATATTTTGAAAGGAGAGTAAAATGGATAATAAATTTAAGAATTTACAACATTTAATTGATTCTATTGATTTAGGATTAGATATAGAATTTGACTTATATAATAAACCATATAATATATCTATTGGAGATGATGATACAAGGTTTATTACTCTTTGCCCTAATGGAGATACAAAGTATTATAAAAATGGTAAGGATATGGTTGATAATTACAACATTGATGGTAAATTACTAAAGGATTTATGGAAAGATATACAAATAGTAAATATGTAAAAGCACTTGCTAAATGATAAATTAGTAGGTGCTTTTATTATGTAAAAAATGAAAGGAGATATTTAAAAGATGGATTGGTTAAAAGAATTGCTAGAAGGAATAAAAATAGAAAATAACAAAATTGATGTAGTTTCTCTTCAAAAATCTATAGAAAAGAAAATAAAAGAGACTACAATTACTCAAGAAGATTATACAAATCTTGAAACACAACTTAATACAGCTAATGAAGCTATTAAAAAGTTTGAAGGAGGTATGACAAAAGAAGATGTAGAGAATCTAAAAACAACTTATGAAACTGATAAGAAAACTTTGGAAGAAACCTACAAAAAAGAAATTGAAGAAAAGGACTTTAATTATTGGTTAAATGATGCTTTTAAGTCTATTAAATGTAGGGATGAAATAGCGTTAAAAGCTCATTTAGATATAGAAGCACTAAGAAATAGTAAAGATAGACAAAAAGCTTTTGAAGAGCAAATAAACCCTTTGAAACAGGATAAAGATTATTTGTTTAATGCAACACTAGAAGGTGAAGAGCCTAAAATAGATACTATAACACCAGGGCAAGAGCCTAAGATAAATGATTTTGGTTTTAATTTTACTGGGGTAAGACCTCATGAAAATAATAATAAATAGGAGGAAATAAAATGGCAGCACTAAATTATGCAAAAGAATATTCAAATGTTTTAGCACAAGCATATCCTTATACTTTAAACTTCGGGGATTTGTATGCAACACCAAATAATGGAAGATATAGATGGACTGGTTCTAAAACAATAGAAATACCAACTATATCTACAACTGGAAGAGTAGATTCAAACAGAGATACAATAGCAGTAGCTCAAAGAAACTATGATAATGCTTGGGAACCTAAGGTATTAACTAATCAAAGGAAATGGTCAACATTGGTTCATCCAGCAGATATAAACCAAACTAATTATGTGGCTTCAATAGGCAATATAACAAAAGTATATAATGAGGAACAAAAGTTTCCAGAGATGGATGCTTACTGTATATCTAAAATATATGCTGATTGGACCGCATTAGGTAACACAGCAGATACAACTGTTCTTACAACAACAAACGTATTAGAAGTATTTGATAAGTTAATGGAAAAAATGACAGAAGCTAGAGTACCTGAAAATGGAAGAATATTGTATGTTACTCCAGTAGTAAATACACTTATCAAAAATGCAAAAGAGATACAAAGAACAGTAAATATAAAGGATGCAGGAACTTCTCTTAATCGTCAAACAACTGATATTGACACAGTTAAAATAATTAAAGTACCATCTAATCTAATGAAAACTGCATATGATTTTACAACTGGATGGAAAGTAGGAGCAGGAGCTAAACAAATCTTTATGTCCTTAGTTCACCCAAGTGCAATAATTACACCTGTTTCTTATCAGTTCTCTAAGTTAGACGAACCAACAGCAGTTACAGAGGGAAAATACTTCTACTTTGAAGAAAGTTTTGAGGATGTATTTATATTAAATAAAAAAGCTGATGCAATACAATTTGTTGTTGAAGGAGCTGGAGCATAATGGCACAAGTAAGGAAATTAAATAGAATATTAACTATAGAAGAATGTAAAATAGATGATTTCTTAGAGATGGGATATGATTTGATAGATGAAACTGGTAAGGCAGTAAAGTATGGCAAGTCATTAAATGTAAAAGATTTAATAGCTGAAAATAATATTTTAAGGTCAAAAGTTGAGTCTTTAGAAGAAGAAAATAAACAGCTTAAAGAGAAAAATAAACTTACTAAAAAGTAGGTGAAAATTATGGGAAATAATATAATTGATGATATAGAAAAAAGACTTGAAAGTTTTGGATATATATTAAAAGATGGGGATAAGTGGTTAATAGATTTTGTAAGAGAAAAAATAGAAAATATTATTAAACTAGATTGTAATATAAAAACTATGCCAATTGAATTGAAAGAAATTGAAGTTGATATGATAGTTGGAGAGTTCTTATTTACCAAGAAAAATATGGGGCAATTAGATATAGAAAGCATTAACTTTGAAGCTGTAGAAAAGTCTATATCAGAAGGTGATACAAAGGTAGATTTTGCTATAGGAAGTGGCTCTCAAACACCAGAACAACGCTTTGATAGCTTAGTAGCTTATCTTACTACTTATGGTAAGAATAAGATATTAACCTTTAGGTGCTTAAGATGGTAAGTAAAACTAGAAAAGCAATAGAAATGTTATATAGAGATAAATGTACTATAGTTGAGTATCAGCCAATTAAAGACCCTGTAACAAAACGAACTAACAATAAAGAAGTGATTGTATTAGAAAATCAACCATGTAAACTTTCATGTAAAAATATAGTTTCTGCTACAGAAGGGAAAGTAGCTAAGCTAGAGCAAACTATTAAACTCTTTATATCTCCAGATATAGAAATTAAAGCAGGTTCAAAACTTATTATAAATGATAAAGAGTATGTAAGAAGTGGAGAATCAGCTATATATCCAAATCATCAAGAAATAATACTTGAGTTATTTAAGGATAAAGCATAATGGCTAGATGGGGCAGTGTTGATTTTAGAGAGTTTAAAAGAGTTTGTAAAAAGATGGAGGAGCTTACAAAGATTGATTTAGATAAGTTTTGCAAGGATGCAGCAAGAGAATTAGCAGCACGATTACTTGGGAAAGTAATTAGAAGAACACCAGTTGATACAGGATTCTTACGACAAGGATGGAATGGAGTGGCTTATGCTAGGTCGCTTCCTGTGTATAAACAAGGAAATAATTATATTATAGAGGTTGTTAATCCGACCACATATGCAAGTTATGTTGAATATGGCCATAGAACTAAAGATGGAAAAGGTTGGGTTAAAGGACAACATTTCTTAACAATTTCAGAGATGGAACTACAAAGCCAAGTTGATAAGATTATAGAGAAAAAACTATTAATATTGCTTAAAGGAGTATTTGATGCTTAATAATATAATTGATGGAATATCTATTAAATTAGATAAAACATTTGGAGAGAGTTATACAATTTATAGTGAAGATGTGGAGCAAGGTATAAATGAACCTTGTTTTTTTATTGTTCCTTTAAATCCAAGCAAAGTATCCTATCTAAGTGGCAGGACATTAAAAAAGAACTCTTTTGATGTACATTATTTTCCTAAAAGTAATGATAAATCATTTGAAATAAATGAGATAGCTGAGATGTTACTGGAGGAATTAGAGTATATAGAAATTGATGGAGACTTAGTCAGAGGTACAAATATGAACTTTGAAATTATAGATAATGTTCTTCATTTCTTTGTTGATTATAACTACTTTACTATAAAAAGTAATGACACAGATAAGATGGATACAGTAGAGTTATTCGGTGGTTTGAAGAGAGGTGATAATTTTGAGTAAAACATTAAGCAAAGAAGATAACTACAAGTTTACTAAGGAGCAGATAGTTAACTCTAAGAAGTATGTAAATAGAAAAGATTTATTAAATGCAATTTTAAAAGAAAATGATTTATATTCCTTCTCAGAGGTAGAGGATAGAATAAATAAATTTATGAAAGGAGTGAGTTAGATGGCTTTAGGTGGAGGAACATTTGTAACACAAAATAAGGTCCTACCTGGTGCATATATAAATTTTGTAAGTGCTACAAGGGCAACCAGTTCATTATCGGATAGAGGTATTGTTGCAATACCTTTAGAGTTAGATTGGGGCATAGATAAAGACGTATTTCAAGTAACCAGTGATGATTTTGAGAAGTATTCAGTGAAGTATTTTGGATATGATTATACTCATGAGAAGCTGAAAGGTTTGAGAGATTTATTCAAAAATATAAGGTTGGGATATTTTTATAAATTAAATAAAGGCGTTAAAGCCAGTTGTACTATAGCCACAGCAAAATATAGTGGTATCAGAGGAAATGACTTAAAAGTAACAGTTACAACAAATATAGATGATAACACTAAATTTGATGTTGTAACACTTTTAGATAATAAGAAGGTAGATACTCAAATAGCAAAGGTTATTACAGACTTACAAGACAATGACTATATCACTTGGAAGAAGGATGCAACACTAGAAGCAAGTGCAGGACTTGTATTTACTGGTGGAACTAATGGCGAAGCTGTGACAGGAGCAGAGTACCAAGCTTTCTTGGATAAAATAGAAAGCTATAGCTTTAATGCTTTAGGATGTTTGGCTACAACAACAGAAATTAAAAGTTTATTTGTAGAATTTACAAAGAGAATGAGAGATAAGGTAGGAGCTAAGTTTCAAACAGTACTATATAAGAAAAGTGATGCAGATTATGAAGGTGTAGTGTCTGTAGAAAATAAGATTAAAGATAAAGATTTAGTTGAATCTAGTTTAATTTATTGGGCGGCTGGAGCTATAGCAGGATGCGATATAAATAAATCTAATACTAATAAAAAGTATGATGGTGAGTTTGATGTTGATGTTAATTATACACAAATACAACTTGAAGAAGCTTTAAAAACTGGTAAATTTATATTCCACAAGGTGGGAGATGAAGTTCATGTGTTAGAGGATATAAATACTTTTGTATCATTTACAGATGATAAAAATGACGATTTTTCAAGTAACCAAAGTGTTAGAGTACTTGACCAAATTGCTAATGATATTGCAACTTTATTTAATGAAAAGTATTTAGGTAAAGTTCCGAATGATAAGGCAGGAAGAATAAGTTTCTGGAATGATGTTGTTAAACACCATAAAGAATTAGAGAATATAAGGGCAATAGAAGATTTTAAAACTGATGATGTTAGTGTAGAGCTTGGAAATGATAAGAAAACTGTCATAGTATCTGATGCTGTTAAGGTTATAAATGCTATGAGTAAGCTTTATATGACAGTTTCAGTTAGTTAGAGAGGGGAGTGATAATATGGCTCAAACAATAAATGCTAAAGATACAGTTAGTGCAAAGAAAGCTGAATGTTTTATAACTATAGAAGGCAAAAGATATAATTTTATGCAAGCTATAGATTTAGAGGCTAAAATGGAAAAAAATAAAAGTGAAGTTCCAATTCTAGGAAGAACAACAAAGGGAAATAAAACAACTGGGAGTACAAATACTGGAAGTGCAACATTTCATTATAATACTTCTATTTTTAGAGAATTACTTTACAGATATAAAGAAACTGGTGAGGATATTTATTTTGACATACAAGTTACAAATGAAGACCCTACATCTGCTGTAGGAAGACAGACAGTAGTACTTAAAGATTGTAATATGGACAGTGGAATAATTACTAAATTTGATGCTGATGGTGAGTATTTAGATGAAGATATGGATTTCACTTTTGAGGATTGGGAATTAGTAGAAAAATTTAATTTATTGGCAGGAATGGAGTAAAATACACATTTATAAATTATATATGTGTATTTTTTATATGAAAAATTAAAATAAAAGGAGATTAGAATAATATGAGTAATTTAAGTGCTTTTTTAAGTCAAAATGCAATAAAGGTTGATAATGTAAAATATGTAGCGAGTAACAGATTTTTAGATAAAGAAGGGAAACCAGTTGAATGGGAATTAAAAGTTTTATCATCTGAAGAAGACGAAGCACTAAGAAGAAAGTGTACTAAAAGAGTAAAAGTGATTGGTAACAATGGTAAGCATACTGGACAATATACAAGTGAAATTGACTACAATAGTTATGTAGCTGAATTATGTGTAGCATCTACAGTATTTCCAGATTTAAAGGATGCCGAACTCCAAAATAGTTATGGAGTAATGGGAGAAGCTCAGTTATTAAAGACAATGCTTACAGCAGGTGAGTATGTCAATTATACAGTAAAAGTGAATGAAGTCAATGGATTTGATACATCTTTTGAGGATAAAGTAGAAGAAGCAAAAAACTAATCAGAGGTGGCGATTTTGATGCTAGCATCACTCATTATTGTATTCAAAAATTAAAGTGGAAGCCAAGTGAATATATGAATTTAGAAGTTAATGAGAGAGCGTTAGCAGCCGCCTCAATACTTATAAAGATAGAAGATGAAGAGGAAGCAATGAAAGAAGCTGAAAGAGAGAGAAAGAGGGGACGAAGAAGATAGCAAAATAAAAAAATAAATATAGAATAGGTAAAATATGTAATAATTATATGTTATAATATTTTTAGCAAGAAGATGTAATCTACAATTTATAGAGTGGAGTTCATACTGAGATAAAACCTACTTCCTAATGAAAGGAGGTGGGAAGTATGAATAACTTTTTACTTAATGTAATAGCTGGCGTTATTGCTAGTTTAATATTTTGCTTAATTTGTAAAGTATTTCTAAAAGTAAAAAGCCACTCAACTCGTGGCAAGAGTAAAAGTGGCTGGGAATTTGATTTTAAAATCAAGTTCCATAAGTTCAAATAGATTCATTTAATTATGAACTTCACTCTACCGCAAAATAGATTGTAGTTCTTCTTGCTTTTATTATACCACAAATTAGAAAAAATATTGTTTATATAAAATAAAAAATAAAAATTTTTATTAAAAAATTGAAAACTTGATTATAAAGCAATTAATTTATAAAATATATATAAATAAGTAGGTATTTATTTACTTGAATTTCATTGTTTATATAAAAAAAATGGAAAAATATGTAATAATTATATGTTATAATAATTGTAGCAAGGATAATAATCGAAAGTGCGAAGGGTGATTATTTTCATATTAAACGCCAAATTCCAAATAAGGAAGGAGGTGAAATTATATGATAGTTTTTTTATTAAGCATACTAGCTGGTGTTATATCAGCTTATATTTATGACAAAATAAAAAATCACCCAGACGCCAATAAGGGTGATTTAAAAAAATAATTCTTTAAATCAATTTTGATGGAAATAGCTACTCTTGTATAAAGTAAATTATTTCCTTGCTTTTATTATACCACAAATTGGTACAGATATTCAAAAATAATATTTTTATGATATAATAAAAATGTAGAGATTTTGCAGTGAGCAATATTTGCGATAAATTGAAGTTTAACAATTGGAATACAAGGTATTGAGGGTGTGTGATAAATGTTATCAATTGCACTACTCATGGTTCACTGCAAATTTGAGAGAGGTGTGTATGTGTAGATATTGGAAATACTAAGTTTATTTTGGGGTTTTAGATTAACTATATGGAATGTAAATTAAAAAATACAAAGAAGAATTGTACAATGAATTTTCTGTTTTAGATTAACTATATGGAATGTAAATGTTGCATTTGTATATCCTGTACCATCACCAATTATTGTTTTAGATTAACTATATGGAATGTAAATTTCGCAACTTATGATGGTGAAATGATTACATTAACAGGTTTTATATTAACTATGTGGTATGTAAAGATTACTCTAAAAGTCTTTTTATCATTTTCTACCTCAATTTTATATTAACTATGTGGTATGTAAATAAAGCAAAAGATAGGAATGATAATTTTAAAACTCCAAACTTTTATATTAACAATGTGGAGAAAAACTAAATAGAAGAAAGAAGCACTTATTTTTGGTAGGTGCTTTTATTTTGCTCAAAATATTTTAAATCAATAGACTAAGTTCTTATTTTTAGATAGAATTATATTTGAATAAAGAATTTAATAGGGGAGAGTTCATTATGTGGGGAAAATTTAAAAAATTAAGTTTGTTGAAGAAAATTTTAGTGATATTTTTAATATACTTTGTTGTATTTACAGTATCAATGATGATTCATCAAGCGATACGAGATTCAAAAAATAGAGATGAAGTAAATGAAGGAAATATTACAAAAGAAAATATAATTAGCGAAAGAGAAAAAGAAGATATTTATAAACAAGAGATGCAAGCAAAAGTAGACTCTATGATACCAGAAGACTTAAAAGATAAAACAACATATTATGTTAACATATTAAACCCAACAAAAGGTGAGGGATATATAGTTAGTATTCAAGTGGAAAATTCTAGGTTTAATGATGAAAATGAGTGTAGAAACTTTACTAAAGAATTTGTAAACAATATAAAAGATATGAATGATATCCATTCAGTGAGAATAAGCTTTATTGTTGATGTGACACTCACTTATAATGTATTTTTAGATGATTGGAATAATATAAAAAATAATGTAAATTTAATTGATGATTTGGATTTCTCGTCTGGAAATTAGGTGAATACTTTATTTTAAAATTAAATCTGTTATATAGAAAGCACTTACTTTTTGGTAGGTGCTTTTGTTTTGCTCAAAATTGGTCGGTTGAGTAAAATAATTAGAAAAAATTAGTAAAAAACTCTTGAATTATTGTACGTACTATATTATAATTTAAGTACGGACAATAAAAAGAGAGGTGATAAGATGTCCAATAAATTAGGCAGACCACCAAAAGAAAATTCCAAAAAATTAAGATTTGAAGTTAGACTTAACCAAGAACAAGCAGATATATTAAATGAGTGTGCTGAAAATCTTAAAATATCTAAAACAGATGTTGTAATTAGAGGAATTGAATTGGTGAAAGAGAAGATTGACAAAAACAAATAAAAAACAGCCGCTGCACCGACCAAAGCACTTGCGACTGTTTCCCAAAGAAGTTACCTTCTATGAAATATATTCTATCATAGTAAGGTACTTCTTACAATCAAATTTAAGGAGGAATTTATTATGAATGAATTAATGAATTTTGAAGGAAAAGATATAGAGGTATTCGAATTTGAAGGGCAAATTTTATTTAATCCAAAGCATGTGGCAGAGTGTTTAGATATTTCAGATGTGAACAGTAGTATTAGAAAATTTAATGATAATCAAGTAGTTAAGTTGACTAATTCTAAAATGCATAATATGCAGTTTAGAAAATTGCATAATACAGGAGAAAATTTTCTAACTGAAAGTGGTGTTTATAAACTTATATTTAAATCTAAAAAAGAAGAAGCTGAGAGATTTCAAGATTGGATAAGTGATGAAGTACTTCCAGCCATTCGACAAACTGGTGCATACATAACAAATAATGCTGACCCCGAAAAACTAAGAGAAAAAGCAAGTGAGATTGAAAAATTACAACTGGCTTATAACAGCACATCTATGTTAAAAGAACTATTGGATGGTGCAGGTTTTGACAATAAATCTAAGTTACTTACAGCTAAAACATTATATAAAAAGGCAGGAATTGATTTGCCAATAGAGATAAACGAAGAAGAACATTATTTTGACACAAAACAAATAGCATCTAAGTTAAAACTATATTCTAAGAGTAATAAACCAGCTCAGATGGCTGTTTGTGAGATTATTAAAAAGATTGATTTAGAAGATAGTGAAGTTAAGGGAGTTTGGGAGACTAATGGAAGTTGGACTGGTACTGTAAATAAGTATACAGAAAGTGTAATAGATAAAATAAGAAATTGGATAGAGGAGAATAATAGACCTACCAAGATTGCAGGTGAGAAGAAGAATTATCATGTGGTTTATAAAATTGAGTAAATTTATCAGTTGTATTAAATATTTTAGTTTAGTTTTGGGGGGATTAATACAATGCATGAGAATTTACTTGATATAGATAGAATAGAACTTATCAAAGAACTTGGAAATATCTTTGAAAAAATGAAAAATGAAAATCCAGATGAATTTTATAGATTTGTAAGTTTAGTGAAAGAAGAATGTAGGAAAAAAAGAGAAAAATAAATAGACAAATAAAGCACTTGAATATTTTACTGTTTCAAGTGCTTTATGTAGTAAAAAATGATATAATATAGGTAGGAGTTATATTAACTAAGTGGTATGTAAATGCTGTATCCTTTGCCCCTTTTGCTGCGTCACTCAAGGTTTTTATATTAACAATGTGGTATGTAAAGTCGTTTATCATTGCTAGCCTCGCATTCGTACTGGTCAATTTTATATTAACTAAGTGGTATGTAAAGATTCGCGATACTATTTGTGCAGTATCTAAGTAGGATGGTTTTATATTAACTAAGTGGTATGTAAATCATTCACTACAAAATATATATTCTAATGTATCATTCGTTTTAGATTAACTATATGGAATGTAAATAATATAGTGACCACTTTTAGCTTTTTTGTTAGTGTTCGTTTTAGATTAACTATATGGAATGTAAATTCATCATTCACTTTTGCAACATGTATGTTTTTAAGACCAGGTTTTAGATTAACTATATGGAATGTAAATTATTTTACAGATGAACAATTACAGTTACTTCTTGAATGTTTTATATTAACTAAGTGGTATGTAAATGTAACTCTTGTTGTTCTATAGGTAAATACACCTGTGTTTTATATTAACTATGTGGTATGTAAATCTAAGAGTAATTTTTTTAGAAGGTCTTTAGGGGTTGCGTTTTATATTAACTATGTGGTATGTAAATGTACTAGAAAATGCACTACCTGCATTCATTCCTATACGGTTTTATATTAACTATGTGGTATGTAAATTAGTTAGTCCCATATCGTTATGGTACTGCATTAACGCGTTTTATATTAACTAAGTGGTATGTAAATATATTGAGCTTCATTTTTGGGGTAGAATCTAGTGTATGGTTTTATATTAACTATGTGGTATGTAAATGTACAAATGCACGATTAGCAATGATAAATGATGCTCGTTTTATATTAACTATGTGGACTTAAAATTAAAAATAATTCAAAAACACTTACAAATGAGTAAGTGTTTTTTTTTATGAAAGGAGGTGATAATAATGTAAAAATTTTACGTATATAGTATAATAGTGCTATAAAATAAGTATTATGTGAGGTGATTGTTGTGTTTTGTTCAAATTGTGGTTATGAGATAACTGGTGCAGGCAAATTTTGCTCAAATTGCGGAACAGCTACATTAGCAGATAAAGTTAACAATGATGATTTATTTATAAATGTTCATGGAAAAGAATTAAATCTGACTAATATTTATAAAGAAACTAAAGGAGATAAAATCTTAGCAATTGATATTGCAATGAAGTTACTAGGGCTGGACATAAAAGAGTGTAAAAATATTATATATCCAGCTTTTAAAGAATTAAGTGAAAAAATAAATATCGAAGAGGAAAAAGAGATATTGAGGGAAGAGGAGTATAAACAAACTAATGTACTTGAAGATGATGTTGCTCGTTGCCCTAGGTGTGGCTCTGTTTCATTGTCTGCTCATAAGAAAGGTTTTGGCATAGGAAAAGCTGTAGCAGGGGCTACTATAGCAGGAGGCATTGGTTTAGTAGCTGGAAATTTAGGAGCAAAGAAAGTTAGAGTTACATGTTTGAGCTGTGGTAAACAGTTTTGGGCATAAATAATAAACACTTACTAATGTAGGTGTTTTTTTATATGGAAATTTATGAAAGGAGAGTGAGGAAATGGCTACAATACAAACTTCAATAAAGATTTTCGACGGAATGACACCAGCATTTCGTAATATGACTAATTCTATTAATACAACAATTAATAGTTTAGAGAGATTGCAAGGCAGATTGAATAATCCACTCAATGCAGGTAATATACAAGCTTCTCAACAAAGTTTGAATAACATAGAAAGTATTCTCACAAGGATAGAACAGAAAATTGGAAGAAATACAAATGAGCAGGAAAACTTTAATAATAAAATAAGGCAAGGTAGTGAAGCAGGTTCTCTATTAGTGTCTAAATTAAAAAGTATTGCTGGGATATACATTGGAATAAAAGGAATAGAAAGTATTACAAAAGCAGCAGATACAATTGCAAGTACAAAAGCACGTTTAAATCTAATGAATGATGGCTTACAGACAACAGACCAGCTTAATAAAATGATTTATTTGTCAGCCCAAAGTGCAAGAGCTAGTTATGCAGATACAGCAGCACAGATTGCTAAACTTGGAATACTTGCAGGAGATGCTTTTGGAAGTTCAGCAGAGGTGATAAAGTTTACAGAACTTATGAATAAAGCTTTTGTAATTGGAGGAACATCAGCAAATGAAGCTAGTGCAGCAATGTATCAATTAACACAAGCCATGGGTGCAGGAAAACTTCAAGGTGATGAGTTCCGTTCCATAATGGAAAATGCACCCTTATTAGCCACTAAAATAGCTGATGCAATGGGAAAAACTAAAGACCAATTGAAGGAATTATCAAGTAGCGGAGCAATAACAGCAGATGTTATAAGAAATGCACTGTTTAAAGCTTCTGATGAGATAGAAAAGAAATTTGCAAGTATGCCAATCACTTTTTCTCAAGCTCTCACAATGATGAAAAATGATGCTTATATGATATTTTCTGAGACTCTCAGTAAGATAAGCGGAGCTTTGCAAAGTGTACGTTTTAGTGAGATTGTTGTATCTATGCGGAATGTTATGATTGCAATATCTTCAAACATTTATGATACATTAAATATTATAAAAAATATATTAAATAGTGATTTTTTTTCAGATTTTGTACAAGGAATTACAACAGGAACTGTACTGATAATACAAGGATTGGGATGGATTACTAATGCTGCACTAAATGTTGCTAATGTCTTTGCTCAAAATTGGAGTATTATTGCACCTGCTGTTTATGGAGTTGTCGCAGCTATTGCAATATATAAAGGAATTTTACTTGCAAGTGCAATTGTAACTGGAGTATCATCTTTTGTAAATGCCCTGTATGCTTTAGGGGCATATAAAGCTTGTGCAGCATTGGCAGCACAAGAATTAGCTTTATTTGGTAAAATATCTGCACAAACTATAGAAGCGATGGTAACAGCCCAGGCAACAGCAGCACAATATGGCCTAAATGCAGCGTTGTATGCTTGCCCGCTCGTGTGGATAGTTCTTGGATTTATAGCAGTAATAGCTGTAATATTTATGGTAGTAGCGGCAATAAATAAATTTGCAGGTACGTCTTTGACTGTTCTAGGGGTGATTGTAGGTGCAGTATTTGCAGCAGTTGCAACAATACAAAATATAATGATATGGCTATTTAATAGATGTGTAGATGTAAATGAAGGAATTGCGAATGGATGGAATCAGTGTGTATATTTGATGAAACAAGCAATTGCAAAAGGTGTAATTTTTATAATTGAGAAAATGGCATCATTGAATGATTCTGTAAATAATGCAGGAAACGCACTTGGTAAGGCTTTTGTGGATGGAGCAAATATAGCAATAAGAGGGGTAAATAAGTTAATTGACCTAATAAATAAAATACCAGGGATAAATATTGGTAAAGTAGGAGAGGCAACGTTTACGCCAGTTAAGGCAGATAATAGTTACATCAAACAACAGATTGATAGCTTAAACAGATGGGTAGGAGACGCACCAGAGAAAGTAAAATTGGAGCGAATGGGATACAAAGATATTGGAGCAGAATTTCAAAAAGGAAATGCACTTGGAACTAAATGGCAAAATGCTATATCTAATAAATTAAAAGATACTTTTGACATTAATAAGATGCTAGAAGATGCAAAAGATAAGCTAGGATTAAAAGATTTGTGGGATAAAGACAATCCACTTAATAATCTTGGAGGATTTGGTGGAGATTTAGGAAAAAATGTAAAGGACACGGCGGGAAATACTGCCAAAATGGCTAAAACAATGGATAAAAGTCAAGAAGACTTAAAATATCTTAGAGATATTGCAGAGCAAGAAACAATAAATAGATTCACAGGAGTAAACATTAAAATTGACATGAACAATACAAACAACATAAATAGTGAGGCAGATGTAGATGGAATAGTAAATGTACTAACAGAAAAATTAAACGACGCTATGGTTGTATCAGCTGAGGGAATAGTTTAGAGAGGAGGGATATAAATGGCTTATGACTTTTATTTAGATGGAGTACAATTACCAATACCTCCGCCAAAGTTAGAGATTAAAGTTACAAATAAAAACAAGACAGTTGATTTAATAAATGTTGGAGAAGTAAATATATTAAAAAAAGAAGGATTATCTGAAATAAGTTTTGAAGCAGAATTTACACATAATAAATTACCTTTTTGTAGAGGTCAATTTAGAGATGTTCAATTCTTTTTAAGTAAACTAGAATTACTAAAAACTGATTGTAAGCCATTTCAATTTATTGTATCGAGGGAATTAGGTAATAAAGTACTATTTAACACTAATATGAAAGTATCTCTTGAGGAATATAACATAGTAGAAGATGCAGAAAATGGCTCAGATACAAAAGTTGCAATAAAGTTAAAGCAATATAGAGATTACTCAACTAAAAAGTTAGTTCCTGCAACTCCTGAAAAGACAAACTATGGTAGGACTCCCCCTCCAGTCATGAAACCAAAAGAATTTAGACCAGATTCATCCAATAAGCCAAATGGTAAAACATATACAGTAAAAGCAGGGGATAGCCTTTGGTTAATCTGCAAGAAGCAACTTGGTAATGGTTCATTATATAAGAAAGTATACGAACTAAATAAATCTATGATGGATAAGGCAAATAAGGGCAAAAACTTAAGTAAATACACTATTTACAAAGGGCAGGTGTTAAAACTTGGCTGATGATTTAGTTCTGGCGAATGATAGAGATGTAAGATTAATCATAGCACATTGGGAAGATTTCTATGAACCTGCTGTCATTGATGGTATCACATGGGAAATAGAGAGACGAGGAACACCATCTAAGCTTGAATTTACAATAGTCATGGATGATATATTAGAGTTTTGTGAAGGTAACTCTGTAAGACTATATTACAAAGGTGTAGGTATATTCTATGGATATATATTTCAGAAGAAAAGAGATAAAGAAAATCACATTAAAATTGTTGCTTACGACCAGTTAAGATATTTTAAGAACAAAGATACTTATGTGTATAGCAATAAAACAGCAAGTGAACTTGTAAAAATGTTGGCTAAAGATTTTAATTTAAAATACAATGTCATAGAAGATACTAAGTATAAACTATCTAGAGTCGAAGAAAATAAAACACTCTTTGACATGATACTAACAGCACTAGATGATACTCTAAGAGAGAAAAAAGAAATGTATGTGTTATATGATGATTTTGGAAGAATAACATTAAAGAATGTTGCATCAATGAAATTAGATACTGTTATGAACAATGATGTAATAGAAGATTTTGACTATAATTCATCAATAGATAGTGATACTTACACAAAGATTAAACTTGTGAGAGATAATGAAGAAACAGGAAAAAGAGATGTGTATATTGCTCAAGACTCAACGCATATGAGGAGTTGGGGAATACTTCAAATGTTTGATACAGTAGACAAAAACATGAGTGAAGCAGAGATAAAACAAAAGTGTGATATACTTCTAAAACTATATAATAAGAAAACTAAGTCATTAAGTTTAAAAAATGTACTTGGTGATATTAGAGTGAGAGCAGGTTGTTTAGTACCTGTTTTTTTAGATTTGGGAGATATTGAATTACAAAATTATATGTTAGTTGAGAAAGTAAAACATACATTTGAAAATAATTCGCACTTTATGGATTTGACCCTTGTTGATGGAGACGAATTTGCTTCATATTCTTCAAGCTCATATAGTAGTGGAAATACTAATAATAAAGATGAAAAGAAAAATGGTCCTGCACAAAGTATTACGAAAAAAAATACAGGTAAAAAAGTTCCTGCTATATTTACTGCATATTATCCAGGGAACAATGCAATGGAAGGCGGAAAAACAGATTGCAATGGAAAGCCACTTGATGTAAAATCAAGAACTGTTGCTGGTCCAATGAATCGAGAAGGAGTTAAGAAAACTTGGTATACTGATGATTTTCTAAAGAAACATCCAGTTTTTGAATATGGAGATAAAGTAAAAATTATACTTCCTGGTACTGCCTATGACAACAAAGTATATACAGTTAAAGATAATGGAGGAAGAATATATGTTGAAACAAACGGAACATATCATATAGATATACTATTAGCTAATGCTAGTGAATGTAAAAAATTTGGTAGAAAGAATGGCTATATAATTATAGGTGGAGATGAAGAACAAACATATCAAGTTGAAGGTAATAACCAAAGTAGTACAAATAATAACTCTAAAGAAGATAAATTAATTAGTATAGCAAAAAGTAAACTGGGTTGTAATTATGTGTATGGAGCAGAAGGTCCTAATAATTTTGATTGCAGTGGGTTTACTCAATGGTGTTATAAACAAATAGGTATAAAAATTCCTCGTACCGCTTCTGCACAAAGTAAAGCAGGAAAAGCAGTAGATTTAAAAGATAGAAGCAAGTGGAAAGCAGGAGACTTATTATGTAGAATTGGTGGAGGAAGTAGTAATCATGTTGTAATGTATATTGGAAACAATCAAATAATTCATTCACCACAAACAGGAGATGTGGTAAAAATAGAGTCTGTTAATTCTTATAGAAAAGGAAAAGCATACACACATGTGAGAAGATTTATATAAGTGAGGTGACAATATGAGCCAAGATTTATTACAGATAATAAAAAAAGCTGCAATGGATGCAGTAGAAACAAGCAACCCAATGAGGGTTGTATTTGGAACAATAGAAAGTATTAATCCTCTAAGAGTTAAGATAGAACAAAAACTATCTATTGGTGAAATTTTTCTAATACAAACAGATACATTTAAAAGATATACAGATAAAAAAATAGGAGATAAAGTAGTCTTAATTCGTATGCAAGGAGGACAACAATATTTAGTATTGGATAGGATGTGATGAAGTGTTACCAAGCGATAATTTAGATTATGACATTGAAGATGTATCAATAATTAATTTTGATGTAAGGCAAGAACCAAGTAAGACCTTTAAATTAAATATAGAAAAATCTAAGATAGATGGTATTTGTGATGATGTTGAAGCATTAAAACAAACCATCTTTTTAATTTTAAACACAGAGAGATACCAACATCTAATATATAGTTGGAATTATGGAGTCGAGTTGAACGACCTTATTGGAGAGCCTATATCCTTTGTAATCCCCGAACTTGAAAGACGAATCAAAGAAGCACTAATTCAAGATGATAGGGTTGAAAATGTAGATAATTTTGAGTTTCAAAATGTAAAGGGTAAAGTACATTGTAAGTTCACAGTTTACAGTAAATATGGAAATATAAAAGCAGAGAAGGTGGTGAGTGTATAATTGTTTGAGTTAATGACATTTGAAAATATAATTAAAAGAATGTTAGATAGTGTACCAGATACTTTTGATAAAAGGGAAGGTTCTATAATATATAATGCTCTTGCTCCTGTTGCTATAGAACTTACAGAAACATACATTGCCATGGATGAATTACTAGACCAAACTTTTGTAGATACTGCTAGTTATTACTATTTAGAGAAGAGATGTAAAGAAAGAGGTATTACACCTTTACCTGCAACCAATACAATTGCAAAAGGAGTTTTTAATATAGATATTCCTATTGATTCAAGATTCAACTTAGGAGAATACAATTATGTGGCAATTGAGAGAATATCTGAAAAAACATATAAAATGAAATGTGAAACTACTGGACCTGTATTTGAACTTGGTCAGTTGATTCCAATTGAATATGTAGACAAATTAGAAACTGCTGAGTTAACTGAAATACTAATTAATGGAGAAGATGAAGAAAGTGAAGATAGTTTAAGACAAAGATATTATGATAGCCTAAACTCACAGAGTTTTGGTGGAAATATGCAAAATTATAAAGATGAAGTTAACAAAATACAAGATGTTGGAGGAGTTAAGGTTTATCCTGTGTGGGACGGTGGAGGTACTGTTAAGTTAGTAATAATTAATTCTAACTTCAAAGTTCCATCTAGTGATTTAGTTAATTTAGTTCAAGAAGAAATTGATCCTCTACAAAACCAAGGAGAAGGTCTTGGATTAGCACCAATTGGACACCGAGTCACAGTTGAAGGAGTTACAAGTACAACTATAAATATATCAGCAGAGATAACATACAAAAATGGCTACACTTGGGAGAATATAAAATCAATTGCAGAAGAAGCAATAGACGACTATTTAAATGAACTTAACATGAGTTGGGAAGATGAAGAAAACTTAATAGTCCGTATATCTCAAATTGAAACTAGATTACTTAGTATTGATGGAGTATTAGACATTGCAAATACAATGATAAATGAGGTTAAATCTAATCTAACAATAGATAGTAACAGTATAGTAGTGAGAGGTGAGGTAGTTGGATAAAGAGATTAATCTAATAAATTACTTACCACAAATTCTACAAGATAAAGAAGAATATATAAAAGTATTTAATGTAGAAAACAAAGAAATAAAAACACTACATGAAAAATTAAATGACCTATCAAGTGACCAGTTTTTAGAGGATTTAACTCCAAGTGGTATAAAAAGATGGGAAAAGATAATGTCTATAACTCCTAAAAGTAATGAGAGTTTAGAAGATAGAAGGTTTAGGATTTTTAGTAAATATATAAGTAAACTACCTTACTCAGAGAGATTTTTAAGGAACTGGCTAGATAGTATAGTTGGAGAAGGCAATTATGAATTAACTATTAATAATGCTACTTATAATATACATCTTGAAAGTGATGCTAGAAATCAAGATTGGTTTGAGGAGGTTCATTCTTTTGTAAGTAGTATTAAACCTTGCAACATGACTTTAGATTACACTAGAGTGCTTGTAAGTAAAGACAATTATATGAATTTTGGTATAACAACCCTAATAGGTCAAGAAATAACTATATACCCTTGGAGTCCACCAGATATAGAAACTTATGGAGAAATTGATGTATTAACTGGCAATGGAGTTGGATACCAAGAGATAACAATATTTTAGGAGGTGATATATTGGCTATAGATAAAAGTTATTACACTATAATTACAGATGTAGGGAAAGCAAAGATAGCAAATGCAAGTGTCACAGGTAATAAAGTGGGATTTGTAAAAATTCAACTTGGTGATGGAGGAGGGAGTGAATATACTCCAACTGAGAGTCAGACAGCTCTCAAAAACGTGGTATGGGAAGGCAATATTGGAAATACAACTACAGATGAAACTGCACCAAATTGTATAATATTAGAGAGTTTAATACCATCAAGTGTAGGCGGGTTTATGATAAGAGAAATAGGATATTTAGATGATGAAAATAATTTAATTGCCATTTCTAAATACAAAGAGTGTTATAAACCTTCTATAGAACAAGGTGCAGTGGTAGACATGAAGGTTAAAACTGTGCTTATTGTATCTAATGTAAATAATATAGAACTTAAAATTGACCCAACAATAATCTTTGCAACACTCAAAGATATACAAGACTTAGAAACTAAAATAGGTACTGTTAATACTAAAATTGATACAACTAAAACAGAATTAACAAGCAACATAGAAACTGCTAAAACAGAGTTAAATACTAAAATCGACCAATTAATCGCAGGTGGCTCAAATGTTGCATACACTCAAAGGGTCGCAATTGATGATTGGGTTGAGGATGCAGAAAGTGGATTCAAAGCAACTGTAACACATAGTTTATTAACACAGAGAATAGTTGTAAATATTATAGATGCTACTACAAAAGAAAATGTAGTTACAAACTTTAAAATTATAGATGATAATTCTATAGAAATTAGAAGTGAAGCAAGGTCAGAATTAAACGTTTATGTGATAAATGGAAATGCAGAAACTCATTTTATTAATGCAACTGTGGATGATAACAGAGTGTCTGAAATGACTACTTATTCGTCTAAGAAAATAGAGGATTCTATTAGCAGTATACAGCTTATAGATACCAGTATAAGTATTACAGATGCTAATGATAGATTTACAAGTGATAAGTTAGATGGAGTATTAGAGGAAATAATGGTAGAAATAAGTGGTCAAAGAACTAAAGGAATAACTATAGTGAATAATTTAATAGATATGATTTAATAAAGGAGAGTGAAAAATGGCAACGAAATTAGAAGAAAATGCAAAACTAAGAGAAGTGATAGATACATTAGAAACCACGAAAGATGATTTGCAGACAGTCAAAAATAATATAGCTGATGTTCTAGGTTTGCCTTTCACAGGAAATGACAAATTAGAAACAACTAAGAATACATTAAGTTCAATACGAAGTACTTTTGTTTCAAATCTAAGTAAAAAAGGTGTATCAACTGTGAGTAATGCACCTTTTAAAACGTTAGCTGAAAATGTTGGTAAAATAGAGCAAGGCAACATGATTGTTCCACCTTGGTATGTTCCTAAAAATATATTTATTAAAGCTTTGTCTACTGCGGTTAAAGATAAAACACCATGTGTTTCGGCAGAAAAAAAGATTTACTTTATAAACGGTTATACAGGTACATCAGGTTTAAATAATCTTTGCTATGATACTGTTTTAAACACAACAACAACTAAAAATATTCCTTCTTCCTTTGTAGAATCAGCGCTATTTTTTTATGATGGATATATCTATAAAATAGGTGGTTTTAGTGGATATTCAGCTCCCACAGCTATATGTCAAAAATATAATATTTTAACTAGTTCTTGGACTGAAATAGCAAATATGCCTACCGCAAGAGGAAGTGCTTGTTGTGAAATGTATTCAAATCAAATACATGTTTTGTATGGCGGAGAAGATTCTTCTTCATCTCAAGCAGTCAGAGTTGTTGAATATTATAATACAACATTAAACACTTGGTCTACAAAATCAACTATAATAGATTCAAAACAATCGCATTATTTTGTTTGCGCTAAAGTCAGCACTTATAAAATTGTTGTGTTTGGGCTAAAAAGTTCTATTTCTTCTCACTATTTTTCAACAATTAATTACGACCCTGTAAGTGGAACTTATAGTTATGCAGGAGAAGGCTTTGATAGTAATACTTTTGCTGTACAATTGGGTTCAACTTTATATGTATCAGATTATGGTTATAAAGCTGGAAGTGGCAAATGTGGAGTTGTTATTTTTTCTAGTAGTGGAATTAAAAAATTAACTTTTGATAAAGGAGCTGTTCCTAATTATAGTTATTTTGGAGCTTCAGTTGATGGTAGGCAAATATATTTTATTTTAAATAGTGAGATTACTTGTTTTATACCAGAATTATAAAATTAGTAACTATTTGTTTAGAAATGGTTACTTAA